CCGTCGCTCTCTGACTATGGCACCGGCAAGTGTTTATGGATTGGCACACCGCGCGGCGATAATCAGTTCAAGACGGTTTATGAGCAGGCTCTGGAGCGCGTCGAGGCCAATGACCCTGAATGGTTAGCGATGCTGTTCCCGGCAAGTAAGACCGGTATCATCAAGCAGTCTGAGCTTGACGCTGCCCGCGCTGAAATGGACGAGAGCCAATATCAGCAGGAGTTTGAATGTAGCTGGTCGGCCGCACTGGTCGGAGCATTTTACGCCCAGGCACTTGATAGCGCCGAGACCGATAACAGGGTGACTAGCGTACCGTGGGAGCCTAACCTTCCGGTGATCACCAGTTTTGATCTTGGCATCGCGGATTCGACGGCAATCTGGTTTGTCCAGCAATTGCCGCGAGAGAATGCGATCCGGGTGATTGATTATTATGAAGAGACCGGCCAGGGGCTACACCATTACGTTAAGATGCTGAAAGAGATGCCGTACACTTACTCGCGCCACCTCTTCCCGCACGATGTCATGGTGCGTGAACTTGGCTCCGGTTCCAGCCGTTATGAGATGCTGCAAGGTCTCGGCATCCGGCCTACCGTTGTTTCCAAACTGGGCGTGGCTGACGGCATTGAGGCGGTTCGCGCGTTGTTGCCGCGGTGTTGGTTCGATCGGCAGAAAACCTCTGAGGGCCGGAAGGCTCTCCGGCATTATCATCGCCAGTTTTCAGACCGCACTGGCGACTGGAAAAACAAGCCCAATCACGATTGGAGTTCTCATGCCTGCGACAGTTTTCGCTATCTTGCGGTAGGACTGCGCGGCGATGTCTCCGATGCTTTGACCCATGCGGCGAGGACTGGACGTTTACCGGGAGGAGGTGCTGTTATGGCACCAATAGAGGGCGATTTCGGTTGAACTGATCCCGGCCGCCTACGGAGACATTGTTTTTATCGCGCGCAATATGCGTGACCTCGATCGCGACGAGATACTCCCGCTGATCTGGAGCGGCAAGCCGGAAGACATTGCTATGTGGTCGGCGCATCTTGGCGGATTATCCAATGTCGCGCTGGCCGGCACCAGGCCGGTCGCCGCATTTGGCGCTTATGAGATCATGCCCAAGTTCTGGAACGTCTGGATGTTTGCCACCGACGATTGGCCGTTGGTTGCGATGAAGGTGACGCGGACGATTATTCGCGAGTGGACGCCGATTATATTTAAATCTGATGCCCAGCGGATGGACTGCTGGTCGATGGAGGGGCATGACGTTGCCCACCGGTGGCTTGAGGTGCTTGGCGCGCGGCGCGAGGCATCATTGGAGAATTACGGCGCCACCGGTAAGACTTTTCACTGTTATTCATGGACGCGCGACCAGATTGTCCGTCAAGGAGGAAAAACGCATGTGCATAGGAGGAAGTCCTTCACCCGCACCAAGGCAGCAGCAGCCAGTGGTTCCGGCAGCCCCCCCGCCGCCGCCGGTTCAGCCGACGCGGGATGATCCGAAAATCATTGAAGACGCCGACGCCAAGCGTAAGCGGATTCTTGCGCGCAGGGGCAATAAGGCGAACATCTTGACGGGTCCGTTGGGTCTTGAAGAAGACGTTAATGTCGGCACGGCCTCGTTGCTGGGGTGAACAATATGTGCGAGAGCAACGGTTCGATCAGTCCGGATCAACTTACGCTGATCAGTTCAGAAGCTGTCGGCGGATTACTGGGTTAGGAGCGAGATATGTGTGGAGGTGGCGGTGGCGGCGGTGGAGGTGCGAGTTCCGGCGTGTTCGGATTTGGCGGGCCGAGTGGGATGGGAGATTCCGGCGGTACAGCCGGGGGAACTGGGCCGGCTGGAGCGGGAGTGGGAGCCGCTGGTGGCGGTGTGTCTGGTGGAACTGCGTCGGCAACTGGTCAAGGTGCGTCTGGTCAAGGTGCACCTAATTGGTTGACGAGTGGGATGGCAGCGGCTGTCCAGACACCGAATCAGCAAGCTGCCATCGCGAAGAATATTGCCGCGGTGGCAGAGAACATTCCCGCCACCACCATCGTTCCCGACAGCGACAGCGCCACCACCGTTCCCGCCAGCGACACTGCAACAGCGCGGCGCCGTACACAGACGCGGCTTACTGGAACGAGGCGGTCGCTGCTCGGAGACCCCAATCTTGGACAACAGAGCTTGCTCGGTTGATGTGCGTTCCTGGAATTTCGGGAAACAGTCAACATCCATCGCGCCCGCATATGCATTCGTCACTGGGGATGCATACGAGTGGGCCAATGTTAAGCAAGGGTTCGGCTGGCTATCGATTTGATATTGGCCAGCGTCTGGCCGCAGCGAAGGCTGGCGGCGGTACGACCGGCGCCGGCACTAACACCGGAACGACAATCCTTACCGGTACACCTAAAAATGTGGGCGTTGATGCGCTTCGCAAAACCACGATGATAGGAGTTTAGCATGGCCGAGAATGAAGTCGTTTTTTCCCAGTTTGAACGGCTCAAGCGAAAGCGCGGAGTTTGGGAGGATCATTGGGAGCAGATCGCGGAGCGTGTTCTTACGCGATCTGCCGAGTTTACCGGCAAGCGCGAACAGGGTGACAAAAGGACACATAAATTATATGACGCAACGGCGGCGCTGGCCCTGGAGCGATTTGCCGCTGCTGTCGAGAGCTTACTCACGCCGCGCGGTGCGACATGGCACACTATACGCTCGACCAATCCTGACCTAAACCGTGACGACGAAGTGAAGCTCTGGTTCGATGCCGTCAATCAGGCGATGTTTCATCACCGCTATTCGCCGCGGGCCAATTTTGCCAGCCAAATGCATGAGGGATATCTTGGCCTTGGCGCATTCGGCACGGCCGGTTTATTTGTCGATGAGGCGCGCACTCGCGGCATGATGTATCGGGCAGTTCATCTCGCCGATCTCTACGTCATGGAGAACCAGCACGGCATGATCGACACGGTTTACCGCACGATAGAGACCCGTGCGCGGAACGTGGAGAAAATGTTCCCGGATGGCAATATTTCTCCCGATACCATAAAACTGGCGAAAGAAAGGCCAGATACACCGGTTAAATTGCTGCATCTTGTGCAGCCGCGCGAGGATCGCGATCCTGAGCGTCGTACCCGTACCAACATGCCTTGGTTTAGTGGATATTTTGATGTTGAGACCAAGGAATTAATCGAGGAGGGGGGCTTCCCCTCCAATCCGTATATCGTCAGTCGCTATAACACTGGGCCTCGTGAGACCTATGGGCGCTCGCCGGCAATGACAATTTTGCCCGATATCAAAATGCTCAACGAGATGAGTAAAACCGTGATCCGGGCGGGGCAAAAGGTGGTCGATCCGCCATTGATGATCGCCGATGAAGGCGTAATCCTGCCGGTCGATACTAATCCGGGCAAGGCTACGTTCGTTCGCATGGACGGTCGCAATCAAGCTCCCATCCAGCCGCTCTTCACTGGCGCCCGTGTGGACATCGGCCTGGAGATGATGGAGCAGCGCCGAAAGATTATTAACGATGCGTTCCTCGTGACGCTCTTCCAGATACTGGTTGAGACACCTACTATGACTGCAACCGAGGTTCTCCAACGCGCCCAAGAGAAGGGAGCCTTGTTAGCACCCACAATTGGTCGCCAACAGACAGAGTTGCTCGGCCCCTTGATCGAGCGTGAGTTTGACATCCTCGACGGCCAAGGTCTCATCCCGCCGATGCCTGGGCTCTTGCTTGAGGCCGGTGATGAATATGAGATTGAATATGTGTCGCCGCTCACTCGCGCCATGAAGGCCGAGGAAGGTGTTGGCATCCTGCGGACCCTGGAGATGGTGCAGCCGATCGCGGCTGTCGATCCCAGCGTCATGGATAATTTTGACACCGATGAGATCACGCGAATCCTCGCCGAGACCAACGGCGCGCCACGCGCAATCTTGCGGTCAGACGATCAGATTGCCGAGATTCGCGGTGGTCGGCAACAACAGGAGCAAATGCAAAACGCTCTCGCGGCCACGCCGGTCGCGGCTGATGCAGCACTCAAAGTTTCCCAGATTGCGGCGTCTGGACAGATACCACCGCAGCAGTAATTTTTAGTCCGGGGAGGACACTATGGTAGATTCAAACAAAGAACAGGCAGAAATTGTTCAAGCGTATCAGAATATTTTTCTGCACACACCGCAGGGCCAAATCATTTTAACTGATCTGATGAGAGCATGCGGCCTGTTTAAAGTCGCGGGGCATCGGCCCGATTCTGAATTGCAGCATATGGCTGGAACTCAAGATATGGTGCGACGATGTATCAATCTTATCGGCCTGAGCGAAGAGCAAGTCCTGGCAATCGCGCTGGGCAGAGTTGAGCCTATTGAACAGGGAGAATATGAAAATGAGTGATGTAAGTTTGGTTGACACGCCTGATGCTACCGATGCTGCCGTCGCGCCTGACGCTGCTGCCGCGCCTGATGCTGGCATATGGACTGCCGGCCTCGATGAAGAAACGGTCGCCCATCTTGGGAACAAGGGTTATGACGGTCTGCCGGCATTCGCCAAGGGATATATGGATTTAGAAAAAGCGGTCGGCGCTGACAAGATCGTTAAGCCTGCCGCGGACAGCAATATACTGGAATGGGATGGCTGGTCGGAACTCGGCACGCCAGACGAGGAGTCCGGTTATGAGATGGCCGCGCCGGAAGGCTTTAACCAATATGATCAAGCATTGGCCGGTGATATGCGCTCGTTGTTCCATAAGGCCAGGCTGACGCCACAACAGGCGGCGGTCATCCATGATGGCTATGTTGAGCGCATGGGTAACGCCTTTGCCGAGGGTGAGACTGAAAAGCAGGTGCGCCAAGACGCCGAGGTCGGTGAGTTAAAGAAGGAACTCGGAACCGCTTTTGAAGAGCGGGTGGTTGGCGCTAAGTCGGTCGTTACCGAATATGGAGGTGATGATGTTAAAACGGTGCTTCGGGATGCTGGCCTCGACAGTAATCCGGCGTTGGTTCGGATGTTTTCTCAAATCCGGATGGCGCTCGGCGTCGGCCCGCAATTCAAGGATGGCGAACAAAGCGGCCGATTTGGGACAACGCCTGAGATGGCGAAAGAGGAAATCGCCAAGATCAGGGCGAACCCGGCGCTGATGGACAGGAGCCATGCGGAGCATAGGGTTTTAAATCAGCGCTTGACACAACTTAATGAGTTGGCGCACGGTACGGACGTAATCCTCACCACTAAGTGAGGTCCGGATACGCCTAACGGCCCCGGTGACAGGCAGCGGAAAGACGCGCCGGCCACGAGAACGAATCTCAGGACGGGTCTGGCTTAGTCCAGGCACCCCTTCCGACATCCCTTTAAACTACGCTGGAGGATGGACTTATGTCTGTTCAGATCACTACAGCGTTTGTTGAACAGTACAAGGGTAATGTCGAACACCTTGTAGAGCAAAAAGGATCGCGTTTGCGCGGCTGCGTTTCAGTTGAGACGGTCGTTGGCAAAAATGCTTTCTTTGAGCAAATAGGTTCAACAGACGCAAGAAAAAGGACTAGTCGGCACTCGGACACTCCGAGAATGGATACGCCGCATTCAAGACGCCGAGTATCCCTAGTCGATTACGATTGGGCCGATCTCATTGACGATGAAGATCGTATCCGTTTGTTAATCGATCCCGCCGGCCCCTATGCGGAAGCAGCATCACGGGCTATGGGTCGTTCCATGGATATCGCGATTATCGATGCTGCTGACGGCACTGCCTTTACTGGCGTGACCGGTGGCACCTCGACCAGCTACACCGCTGGCAATACCGTTGATGTCCAAGTCGGCATATCGCCGGCTGGTGATACCGGCTTGAATGTCGGTAAATTGCGCGCTGCAAAGCAAGTCCTCGACGCCAACGAAGCCGAGGATGATGGTCGTTATATGGTCATTAATGCCAAGCAGCTACAGAACCTGTTGGCTGAAACAGAACTCACTAGCTCAGACTATTCCGCGATAAAATCTTTGGTTCACGGGGAAATTAACACTTTCCTGGGCTTCGATTTTAAGCGGACTGAGTTGATTGAGGTTGACGCCAACTCCGATCACAAGGTTCTGTTCTGGCAAGAGGCCGGCATGAAATTGGCAATCGGCTCTGAGCCGACCGTCAAGATTTCTGAGCGTTCGGATAAGAACCACGCGACTCAGGTTTTCGTGTCAATGGCAATCGGTGCGACCCGCATGCAAGAAGCGCTTGTCGGTTACATCGAATGTGACCCAACTTAGGAAGGAGCAATAAAATGGCAGTAGTCACTTTGAACGGCTCCCTCGTAATGACGGGGCTTGAAGCCACTCCCGCAGTTCTCGCCAACCCCGGCGAAGCCGGCGGCAAAGTCAGGGCTTGGGTCGATACCGTGGAGGTCGGCGCCGCCGACACCGCAAATTCGACCTATCTCCTGGCGCGTCTGCCCTCAACGGCAGTCATCTTGCCATCGTCAACCCTCTACTGGGATGACCTCACGACCACTGGTTCGCCAACGGTCGATGTGGGCGTGTTCAACATGACCGGCAATACGGACATCACAGATGATCCTGATGCCTTGTCGAATGGGCACGATGTCACCTCTGTCGGCAGCGGTGCTGCTTTGACTGCGGCGGCGAACATCTCCAACTTTGGGATTCCTCTCTGGGATTACGTCAACGCAGCCACTGTTGACCCCAAGGTTGATCTCGACATTAAGGCCAAGCTGGTAGACGCCAATGTTGTTGGCGGCGGTTCCATGTCTTTGGTTTTGTACTATACGCTCGATTAAGCAGTCGGCGTAATTTGTGAGGAGGGGGAGCCTGTGGCTCCCCCTTTTCATTTCCGGGGAGGAAGCAATGGAACATCTCACGGGCGTAGCGCCCGAGCGCGTAATTCTTGTTGGCCTGGGGCCGACTAAGGCCGAGTTCATAAACATCATGTCATCCGACATGGCGACAATTGGGTGTGATCAGGTCTGGGGTATTAACGGAGCCGCCAACACGATCAACGTCGGTATGTCATTTGCGATGGATGACTATCTGACAATCATTAATCGATTGCCGGCTTTCGCTAAATTTTACGAGACAGCCAAGCAACCATTCTATACATCGACGCCGCGAAACCCGATGGCGAGTGCCTACCCTCTTGAGGCCGTGTTGTCGATGCCCGGTGCCCGCCCCTACTTTAATGGCTCAGTCGCCTATGCTGTTGCATATGCCAAATTAATTGGTGTGAAGGAGTTATCGATATTCGGGTGCGACTATCTGTATGGCGGCATGGGGCAGATGAACCCGCGCCAGACCGATACCGTTGCGCGTTATTTGGCATGCATGTCCTTCTGGTTGGGACAGGCCGAGAGTGCCGGCATGAAAGTGGTGGTGGTGCCTACCTCACCACTGCTGGACAGTGACCTAACGGTGCTTGAACAATTCTATGGCTATGTGATCAAGCCGCATATTAATATGGATGCTGATCATCCCAAGAGTTTGACTGACATCCAAGAGGCGACCGGATTACCGAAACATTTGGGCGGTCACATGGGCCGTTGCCATACGGATGAAGGCGCCCTGAAATGGCTGCAAGAGGGGTTGCGGTTAAAGACCATGATTGATGTCGGTTGTGGAACTGGCGGTCAAGTCGGTGTTGCAATTAATCTTGGATTTGATAACGCGATGGGTATTGATGGTGACGGCACGATAGAGCGTGATAATTCGTTCTCCTGTCACGATTATACCACCGGCCCGCTGAAGCCTGACCCATACGATCTTGCCTGGTGTGTTGAGTTTGTTGAGCATGTTGAAGAGCAATACATGGACAATTACATGGCGACGATTGAGTCGGCGAAATATTTGGTGATGACGCATGCGCCGCCCGGCGCTCCAGGGTATCATCACGTTAACTGTCAAGGCCGTGAATATTGGATTGAGAAACTGGCTGGTTACGGTTTTGTCTTTGAGTCAGATTTGACGGTTGGTGTGAGAAAGCACTCTACGATGGAACGAGATTTTATGCGTAACACCGGTTTGGTGCTTCGTAATATCGTGAGGGACTGATATGGCAACAACCTTTGTATCAATAGCCAATCGGGCGATCACGTTCCTGGGCGGCACTACGATTACGTCCTTGGATGCTGACACCGATGAGGGCCGCGCTATCAAGCGCATATATGAGCAGACGCGAGATCAGGTGTTACGCGATCACCCGTGGAACTTTGCCATCAAACGTGTTGCGCTTCCGGCGAACACAATTGCGCCGGTTTATGAATATACCAATGCCTTTAATGTACCGGCTGATTGGCTTCGCACAATTGAGGTGGACACTGATGAGGAATGGGTCATGGAGGGCCGGGCGATTATCTCTGACGCATCAGCGCCGCTCCAAATTGTTTATATCCATCAAGTCACTGACGCAACGCTGTTCGACGCCAAATTTATTGAAGCATATGCGACACGCATCGCGGCCGACGTTGCTTTCGACATCACGGCTAATCGATCAATTGTTCGTGATTTGGAAGAAAAATATTTTCGGCTAATGCAGCGGGCTAGGCTGGTGGACGCTCAAGAAGCCAGTTCGGAAAGCGAGACAACTTGGCTTGAGAGTCGTAACTAATGAGCCGCGTCAGTATCATCAAAACAAATTTTACGGCAGGAGAACTGTCGAAAGATTTGCTTGGCCGCGTGGATATCGCGAAATACAACAATGGCGCAGAAACCATTGAGAACCTGATTGTGGAGCCGCATGGCGGATTGCGTCGGCGCAGTGGTTCTCGGTTCGTTAAAGAAGTCAAGACCAGCAGCCTCGA